GTTCCTGAAATCTTGGCGAACCCTGACCCTGCTTCTGGCACTGATTCGTTCGAGTTTATTCACACCACAATGGCTTCACTTGTGTTGCATGGTAACGCATACATTCACATCGATCGTGACCGTTCGGGCAATGCGATTGGCCTTGTTCCGCTTCATCCGTACCAGATGCAGGTGCTTCCTAGTGGCGACCAGACTGGTCGTTCTTATTTGCATCTAGGCAATGAGATGGATTCAGAGAACATTCTGCACATTCGTACTTTCACTCCGCCACAATCTTTGGTTGGTGTTTCGCCACTAATCCAGTCGCGCAACCTTGTCGGGTTGTCGCTGGCTATGGATAGGCACTTGGCGCAGTTCTACGCGGAAGGCGGTACGCCTTCAGGCGTTCTGTCTACTGATCAGAAACTAACCCTTGACCAGGCGCGAGTTGTGCAGGGAACTTGGGAAGCAACTCATCGTCGTCACCGCCGACCAGCGGTGTTGTCTGATGGTTTGAAGTTCCAAACAATTACAACTTCCGCAGCTGATGCGCAAATGATTCAGTCGCGCGAACAGTTGATTCGCGACATCGCTCGAATCTATCGAATCCCTTCACACCTAATTGGTGCAACTGGCGATAACCAGACTTACCAGAATGTTGAGCAGGCTTCACTAAACTTCTTGATTTTCACAATCACGCCTTGGCTTCGCCGACTCGAGATTGCGTTGTCTAAGATTCTTGGCCCTGGCCTCGATGTTGTTTTCGATTTCGCATCTCTACTTCGTGCAGATTCTTTGACTCGCGCTCGCGTGAACACGATGAGTATTCAGGCTGGCGCAATGTCACCGAATGAGGCTCGCCAAACTTTCGGACTTGAACCTTATGAAGGCGGCGACAGTTTCGTTCAAGCGTTGGCTGGCAGTGTCACTGCTGGTGGCGACTTGCCTGAACTTGGCGAGGATGCTGATCCGAGTGCGCCTGTCATGGGAGTGCTTGACTAATGGCTGAAACTTTCCGACCACCGCAAGGGGTTCGCGATGAGGCTGCTCGCGCGTTGGCGTGGATTGCTGATGGCAAGGCTGGCCCTGGCTTCACTGACACTGGTCGCGCTCGCGCTGCGCAACTCGCTCGCGGTGATGCGGTTTCAGCCGAAACGATTTTGCGAATGTATTCATTCTTTGCTCGTCACGAAGGCGACAAGCAGGGGCAGGGTTTCAAGGTTGGGGATGAAGGCTATCCAAGTCCAGGTCGAGTTGCTTGGGCTGCTTGGGGTGGCGATGCCGGGTTCTCTTGGTCATCACAAATTAGAAAACAACTGTCTGCTCGTGCAGCGTTATTGGAAGGCGAAAGCATGGAATCTCGCGACATCGAGGAAACCGAAACAGTTTCGAACTTGCCCGAGGAATTGACGGAACTTCTTGGAACTGCGGTTCAGTTCTATTTCCGCGCACATGGCGCTCATTGGAATGTGAAGGGTGCTGACTTCAGCGAATACCACAAACTGTTTCAAAAGATTTATGAAACCGCCTATGAACTCATTGACCCGATTGCGGAGAACTTGCGCAAGATTGGCGTTGTTGCGCCAGCAACTTTGACAGAGTTCATCGCGCTTGGTTACTTGCAGGATTCAACTGTTGGTCAAGACCCGATGGCTCTTGCTCGCGATTTGCGCGATGCCAACGATGTGTTCCTGGATCAACTCTCGGATGTCTTTGATTGCGCTTCGAACTACAACCAGCAAGGCATTGCGAACTTCATCGCTGGTGCGATTGAAGGTCAGCAGTTCTACAAGTGGCAGTTGACGGCTTCGCTTGGCGAGGAAGTTACTGAGCCAGCGGTTGACCCTGTCGATGCTATGGGCATCGATGTTGACGATGCCGAGGCAATGATGCCTTCAATGGAAATGTTGACGGCTTATTCTGCTGAACCTGAAACTGATGAGGAACGCGCTGCTGTTGCTCGTATCGGCGAGGGTTCTTTTGTTTCTTGGAACAATGGCACTGCTCGCGCTCGTGGCAAGGTCGAAAAAGTTGTCACTAAGGGAACGGCCACATCGAGTGACGGTTTCACTATGGATGCCAGTGCCGACAAGCCTGTGTTCGTTATTCGAATCTATTCATCAAAAGGCAATGGCTACATTCCAACCGACACCACTGTTCTGCACCTCGGGGATGTTCTAACTGTTATCACTGCCCTACCTTCCCCACGAAATGAGGACATCGACATGGAATCACGCAAATCAAGAATGGCCACAGCTGAGCGAGTGACAATGGATTGCGAAGTTCGCGCCATTGCAACCGATTCAACTTCCCTGCGAATCGGCGGTTACGCTGCGCAGTTCAACAAAGAAGCCACTGGCTTATCGTTCCGCGAAGTGATTGCGCCAGGCGCATTCACTCGCACCTTGCAGTCAGGTGAGCCAGTGTTCTTGCTGGTGAACCATGACACCGACAACCTTCCGTTGGCTTCGACACAGTCCGGCACAATGTCACTTCGCCAAGATGAAACTGGCCTTTACATGGAAGCCGACCTCGATCCGAACAATCCTCGCGCACAGGAATTGGCTTCGGCTGTTTCTCGCGGTGATGTTTCTAAAATGTCTTTCGCTTTCACTGTCGAACCTGGTGGCGATACTCGCGAGGCTGGACTTCGTACTTTGCAGGACTTGAACTTGTTTGAAGTTTCTGTTGTCACTTGGCCTGCCTACGATGCGACCACTGTCGGAATGCGTACTGCTTCGGATGAGGATGCTGAGGCTGAGGCTCTGGAACTACGCAAGCGGATGTTGGACTTGAAACAAAAGTTCAGCAATTCAAAGAACCGCTAACCCATAAGTTTCCCCTGTCGCAGTAATGCCTCGGCGGATTGCAATACCAAACCCAACTATTCTCACAAGGAGAAAAAATGTCATTACTTGACAACCTCAAAGAGGCTCGTTCAGCTGCTGCTGCCGAGGCTGAGGCGTTACTTGCTGGTGAAGCAACCGCCGAAGTTTTGGACTCAGTTGAAGCACGCCAGGCAGAAATTGCCGACCTAGATAGCAAGATCGAAAGTGCAACCGCACTTGAAGCACGCACTGCATCTATCAAAGAAGCACGCGCTGCCGAAGGTGTTAAGACTTTCGGTTCGGCAGTAGTTACTCGCGAAGCGATGACCTACGACAAGGGCAGCGACAACTCATTCGTTCGCGACATGATCAACGCTCAACTTCGCAACGAACCACAGGCTTGGGAACGCTTGAACCGTCATCAGTCTGAAATGGCTGTTGAACTTCGCGACATCAACCGCACCGATACAAGCGGTGGCGATTTCGTTCCACCTTTGTACCTAATCAACGAATACGCAGAGTTTGCTCGCGCTTCTCGAGTAACCGCTGACCTAGTCACAAAGATGGCGCTTCCTGCTGGAACTGATTCAATCAACATTCCTGCAATCACCACTGGTTCACGCACTGGCTTGCAGGCTGCTGACAACTCAACCACCTACGCACCAACAAGTCCTCGCGATCTTGTTACTACAACCAACACTGGTCGCGTTGAAACAATCACGGGCTACGAGAATGTTTCGATTCAACTTGTTGAGCAGTCACCAATCGCTGGCGGATTAGACAAACTAATCTTTGGCGACTTGATGGCTGACTACTCGCTTCAGTTGAACTCTGCTGTTGCTGGTAACGGTGCAGGAACTGCTGGAACACTAAAGGGCTTTGTGACACTTGGCACAGATAGCACCAACGGCATTCCAACAACTTGGACTGAAACAACACCGACCGCAACTGGTGGCTTGACCGCTATCACAAAGGCGATTTCGCAGGTTGTAACAAACCGTTACAAGGCAGTCGAAGCCATCGTTATGGCTCCGGCGACTTGGTACTGGTTAGCAGCACAGGTTGACGGCTCAAGCCGTCCACTGATCGTGCCTACCGGCAACGGCCCATTCAACGCTGCTGGTGTAACAACTACACCAGGCGCACCTGCTGGCCTTGTTGGAACAATCTACGGAGTTCCTGTGTATGTTGATGCAACACTAAAGAACACCGCTGGCGCATCAACGAACCAGTCACCAATCTTGGTTGGCAAGTTCTCTGATTCTTACTTGTTCGAATCAGGCGTTAAGACTCGCGTGCTTCCAGATGTTCTCTCAGCAAACCTAACGGTTCGCTTCCAGGTCTACGGTTACGCAGCTCTTATCCACCGCTACGCGAAGTCAGTTTCTGGCATCAGTGGCACTGGTGCAGTTACGCCTTCAGGCTACTAATCCAAACAATGACGGTGGCGACCTTGGCAACAGGGTCGCCACTGCCATTTCCAAAAACTTAAAACTTTGTAGGGGTACAAATGGCAGGGATGAAAACTATTTTGCTTGAGGCAGTTGTTGCCTTGCAAAAGGTGATTGACAACAACGGCACTGTTGAACAGGTGCTTGAGTTACTCGATCACAATCAAGACTTTCCAAACATCGAGCGTGAAACCCGATGAGGTCGCGCGAAACTGTTTGCATCGCAATTCCGCATGACGGTTCGATTGATGCTCAAATGACTTTGGACTTGGTTTCGCTTATGCGTGACCGCCGAACGCGCATTGACTCACTTCAGTTGGCGCATGGCACTGGCCTTCTTGCTCGGACTCGCAACCTGATTGTGAAAAACTTTCTCGATGATTCGAATGCTGACTGGTTGTTGATGGTTGATTCCGACCAGTCGTTGCCGATTTCGGCTTTCGATTTGTTGGTTGAGTCTGCCCATAAGGATGACCGACCTGTTGTTGCTGGGTTGGTGTTCGCCGCTTTCTATGACAATGAAGTGTTGCGACCTGTTCCGGCAATCTACAACATTGCACCGAATGGCGCGATGCTTCCGATTGACGACTATCCAAAGAACGAACTCTTTCAAATCGATGGTTCTGGTACTGGTTGCATTCTGGTTCA